ATGTTGAAGATAATACCCGGTGCAACTGGATACTTTAATAAAACACTCAATTCAAATCAATTCGATAATGAAGATGCAATCAAAGGTAAAGTAAATAGTATATATGGTAAATCTATTGATTATTCAGCGATGCGTCATCGGGATATAATTATTGCAAAAATAGATTTGTTTATTCAAAGAATCACTCATAATTTATGGACTGCACGTGAAAAAAATGTGACGTTAATTAAGCAAATAAATGATCTCAAAATGTGTGTCAATGAGTATATTGGAGATTGTACTGATGAGGAATTAAACGATCGTGAATTTATTGCATCAGTTGTTGACCGGGCTATTTTTCATTTCGCGATTAATAGTATATGTAATCCCGAGGATAATGAAGATGCGACGCCCATAGAACGATGTACTTTTGACGTAGAAACTAAGAATGGCCTTCCCTCCACGGTTCAGCTATTTTATGAGGAATCTAAAGATAATGAACCTTTAGCGAATATACATTTGCAAGCAATAGGTTATGGTTTCTTAACGTTTGTTAATGCATGTCAGGAATATGATGACAACAGCTTAAAATTATTCGCTTCGCTGTTAATTTCACGTTCATATTCTAGTGCCTACGCAGATTTAGCAGGAAGAGTGAATATTAATGAATATAATAATAACTACCTGACAGCTCAGTTTGAAGAATTATCTCAACGTGATATGAAGAAGTATCTGGGAGAGATGAAGCGTCTGGCAGATGGGGGAGAAATGAATTTTGATGACTATCTGGAGAAGATGTCACTTCTGGTGAATGAAGGAAAGCTCGAACCTGATATTTTAAGCAAAATGCGAGATGCTGCACCGCAATTAATTAGCTTCGCTAAGTCGTTTGATCCAACCTCAAAGGAAGAGATTAAAATACTTACAGACACTTCTAAATTAATTTATGATTTATTCGGGGTTAAATCGGGGAAATAATATGTGAAGCTCTTCGATGGTATGGAAGGCATTATACAAAAGAACTCAACAATGATTGGGTTCTTTTTTATCTATCAATACTATTCGCCGCGAGATATATCAGCATGGTTTATGTGTGATTTTTTATTTATCAGTCGAAACTGAATTGTTTATCATTGCTTTTCACAACGCTAACATCTAATAAGATTATATCTTCACTTCGTGAGAGCTTCATGCCTTGAGAGGATCTCAATTTTCTTTTGCAATGAGACAGGCGCTTCCTGTTGTTATGGTATAGTACCCCGCTATTGAGCCTCCTGAACAGTGATGCTGAATAACATAACTCAATGATATATCGATAAAATAATCTCTACATTTGAAAATGCACGGTAATTCTGAAATGCAAAAAATCAACCAAACCAGCGCAATGCCTGAAAAAACTGACGTTCACTGGAGTGGTCGGTTTAGCGTTGCACCAATGCTCGATAGGATGTACCGTTTTTGAAAAACAACTAGTTATACACTTTGTGGGAGCCTATTGGGAACCTGTTATTCTTAGAAAGCATCATTTGCTCATCACTTCAATTGACCATGATTAAAGCCAGCTATAAACTTGACAAACAAGGTAACTAGTTGCTTAGGCCTAAGTGGGCACACCATAAGAAGCTCATGTTGGTGATGAAGCAACCCATGAAGTATCGAGAATAATTACAAAGTTCACTATCTTTGAGGTTTCTTATATGTTTTGCGAAGAAAAAGTAGCTCAAATGGCTGCATACCTACTTCTTAAGCGAGGTGGGCGCATGGCATATCTGAAATTGATGAAGCTGCTCTATCTGTCTAACCGCAAGTCGATTTTGAAGCATGGCAGGATGATCGGCGAAGATAGCCTTTACTCTATGAAATTTGGTCCAGTCATGTCGAATACGCTGAACTTGATTCGTGGTAAGGCTGAAGGCATTGGTGACTACTGGTACAACTTGATAGAGACGAACGGGCATGATGTGTTGTTGCGTTCAGATCCGAGGGAAATGGATGCAGACGAGGTCTTTGATGAGTTGAGCCGTGCAGATATCCGGATTTTAGATGAAATCTATTCTCTGTATGGGCATATGAACCGATTTGATCTCGCAAACATGACGCATTTAGAAAGCGTTTGTCCAGAGTGGCACAATCCTGGCAATTCTCGTAAGCCTATAGACCTGAAAGAAATGCTGATCAGTGAGGGTAAAAGCGAGGATGAGGCTAATCGTATAATTGGCAAAATGGAAGAATCTCAGAAACTTAAGGAATTTTCTTTGCAATTATCATGACGGATTATCAGCCATACAGGAAAGGAACTGTGCTTGCCCCAACTGGGCCATGCAATCATCTTCATGTGATTTGTAATGATCCTGTTTATTACCCCGTTAACGATTGTTATTGTGTTTTAGTTGTTAATATTTCTAGTATCAAGGATGGTGTCCCCCACGATCCGTCTTGCGTCTTGAATTCTGGTGATCATCGCTTTATCAAGCATCCAAGTTATGTTGTTTACGCTGAAGCTATAATTTGGCGAGTGGATAACATGGTTAGAAAGCAGCGATCGGGTGAGATTTCCGTTCATGATGATATGCCAGAAGCTACATTCAATAGAATTCTGGACGGTTTTGATATATCTGATGAAGTTACGCCAAAGAACCTTAAATTTAAAAATAAATATTGCGTATCATCTATTGATGATGAGTAAACAACAGGAATTGTTTCGGTATAGCTTCTGGAGTTTTCTATGGAAGATCAAAAAGCAACCAAGCCACAGGTTAAGTTCGACACAATGAAAGCATTCGCAGGTATGGGTGCTGCTGTTGAAGTTCTGATGAAGGCTGCTCCTAATGCGTTCACTCACGCTACTGTCTCTGGTAAAGAGCAGCAGGGTAAGCTTCGTCGTCGCAAAGCAGCATGATCATAGCTGGTGCTTTTTGAAAACCCGCCTTCAGGCGGGTTTTTTCTTTAGTGATGTTCTTTGTCCTTCTGTTTGACTGTTCTGACCTGTTCCCACTCGATACGTCCTTCTTCTCGCCTTTTGTCTATGTATTCCGCAAGATCTTGAATATTGATGCAACGTTTTGCTTTTTGTGATGTGCCGATGCGATATGTTGGAACGGGCAACTTACAAGCGTTTGCTTTTGCTTCTGCCGTGGCTGGACTCATACCAAAGTACTTTTGGCTAACTGCTGAGAGTTCAATGTTTGGGGTATTGAATTCAGCCATCAGTAAAAACAAGGTGTTCATAATTTTCTCCATCAAAACCGGCTGCACCCGGGAAAATCATAATTCTGTGCTGGTGGCAGGAATTAATTTCTGCCAGATAGCGGAAACATATTTTGCCTGATGACGGGCATCAGCCAGGGCGTTGTGCCGTTCGCCATCGAAAGGCATGTCCATTTTGGGGTCGAATCCGATGGAACGCCCAAGCGTAACGATCGTGCGTACATCGTGGTCATTCCAGTACGCCCACGGGCAGATTTGTCCTGCTCGCTCGTAAGCTCCACGTAAAATTACGTTGTCGAAGGTGGCCCCGTTACCCCAGACTTTTAAATATTTCGTATTGTCTGCGTGCCGGTTAATGAAATGGTTTAGTTCTGAGAGAGCATCGCTGATCGACAAAGTATCATCAATACAGATTGCAGCTCGCGCTTCAGGGCTTTGTTTCAACCACCACAGGATGGTATCGCCGTCAGGTGTAGCTCCTTGCTTCATAGCACTGTCTAGGCTGACAACCGCATAGAATTCTTGTCCGATGTCTCCGGTTTCTGGAGTGAAGAACACCGCGCCAATGGAAACGATCGGTGCATCCTTATTTTTCCCCATCGTCTCAAGGTCGATCATTAAGTTGTTCATCACTTCACCTCCTGCGGCGGTTCCGGTAGCGGCATCCAGTGAGTTGCTTGCTCAATACCATTACCCGGCTTAATCGTTGCATCTCCGCGCCGAAAGGTGCTTCCGGTATAGCGTGCGGCGCATATTAGCGGTTCAACCAGAGAGCTATCGAAATTCACCGAAATAAGCACGTTCTGGCCCTTTTCAGGCATTCGATCACTACAGCTTATCCAACTATCCGGAGTTCCCGGAGAGTTGCCATTTACATCGAAGTTTGGCTCTGCGTCCTGAACCAGGAGGATGTAACCATTCTTGGCTGTATCAAGTTCTAACGCCTCGGTGACGGTGCCGAAATAGCGATTACCTAAATCAGCATCACAAGTGCTTACATCAATGGAAACTTCCATGCCTTCGATTAATTCTGGCAAGTTGTAAGTTTGGCTTACAGGTTGGCTACCCTGAAGCATGGCGGCGCGGTGACACCAGATAATCCAGCCAAGCGCCATATCCCATGCCATGTATTCTCTATCGCCATTTTTTGCCCTACGGCGATCTACAGATTCCCCGAAACGCTTCTCCATAAATAATTCATAGGCTGCTCGTTCATCCGATACTGCTGCCAGCGATGCCAGTGCAATTTTAAATGCGGTAAGTATGTTGTTAACCTGACCTATTTCGAATGCTATTTCACTACATACAAACGATTTATCGTCTATTATCGACTCAATTCCGGTAATCGTGTTCTGTAACCATTCTTTGGTAAGAGTATTCATAACTATTTCACTTTAATCTCAATATTTCGCAGCTTTAGCTCTACTGGCAGGTCTGACTTTCCTGTTAATGCTAATGCGAGATTTTCAGGAGTAATGAGAGCAGTTATTGTTTTCCCCCTCGCCAGACGAATAATCATTCGTATCTCGCAATCGTCACATGCTCCCGGTCGAACAATTGATATTTGTCCGTTCATCTCACTCTCCTTTGATGCGAATGCCTGCGGCGCGTGACACATTAACTTCCACGATGCGCACATTTGGTTTGTACATCTCAATCGCTGTCAGCCAGTCAGCGCCGGTCATATGCTTTTCTGCATCGCCATTAGTCCATTGAACCGGCACACCAATAGCTTTCATCGCAATTTCTATTTCCCCGGCAATGGCGCTTTTCCCGCAACCAGTAAATCCAGAGACAACGACAAGAACTTCGCCTTTGGCTGGTTTTATTTCCCGTGCTTCCAGTTCAGCAATACGCTTACTCCCATCCGAGATAACACCTTCGTAATACTCACGCTGCTCGTTGAGTTTTGATTTTGCTGTCTCCAGTTCGTCCAGTAGTGCAATCACATCAGGGTCACTGTCATCAACTACTGTTACGCGTGATTTTTCATAATGCTCGTCGGCAAGTGTGCGACCAATTTTGAAATCTCCATCACCACCATAACCGGAGCAGGCATAAGTGACATGTGCTCCAGATATACGCTGTATTGACATTTCCTCGCCACAAACAGAGCATTCAGGTACTGGCTTAGGTGAATAACGTTCCCGTAGCGCCTGATAATCAATCTCGCTCACTGGTTGCCCTCCTTCATAAAAATAATCCAGTGGGTCTTGTCACCCTTTCCTGTTCGTTGACCGATAACAGGCTTTCTGTCGGTCAGTGCCAATATCTGGCGAACAGGTATTTGCGTTTCATTCCATTTAAAAATCAGAACGCCGTATGGCCACAACACACGAAAGGCTTCTTTGAATCCCTGCCGTAAATCATCACGCCAGGTATCTTTATTCAGCCGTCCATATTTCTTTCCCATCCAAGCGTTATCACCAACACGCTCAAGATGCGGAGGGTCGAATACAACCATCGAAAAGGATGCGTCTGCAAATGGTAGTGCACGAAAATCAGCTATCAGGTCAGGACTGATAATCAGGCGTCGTCCATCACACAATGTGTGCTCTTCCTTTCTGATATCGCTAAATATCGCCCGGTCGTCATTCTTATCGAACCAGAACATGCGACTGCCACAGCACATGTCGAGGATTGCTGCATGTCCAGTCACTGGCTGCCTCCTTTGCGAAGCCGTTCCGCCCATTCTTCAAGGGATTTCTCTGCATATTCACCGGACAGGCCATCAATCGGATGCGATTCATTAGCTAACTCTTCTTTTGCTGACAGAATCATGCGTGTAACGTCGAAAACTTCAGCCAAAGGCTTATTGATAAATCCGTGATTGAAAGCAGCAGCAAGACGGCTTGCGGTATAGTTAATACCCTCGTTGCGAGCCTCAGCACGTACTTCATCGAATTTACGCACCAGATACTCAGCATTTGTTTCATTCACTTTCAGATCTCGCGGTACACATTTCCCGCGAAGAAACCCTTCCATTTCGAAAACATTCATGCGCATTTGCGTAACTCCGATAACTCGTTAAAACGTTCCATAAACATCCCATAGGCATGGCCTGGCGACAGTGGAATAACTTTGAACATCTCTGTTGCCGGGATACCTTCCAGTACAGGCCAGAAAGAGCCATCATCAAGCCCGAGATCGCGGCGTTCGGTTGCCAGCATGATGAGATCGGCATATTTCACGGGCGTGCTCATAACCGGGGGTAACCCGTATTTCTCACGGATTACGGCGTCTATTTTTTCTTCCATCCGTTTATAGTCAGGAAGAAGGCGTTTCAGTGGCGCGGGGATGTCCTGGCAATACGCTTCTGTTGCATCATGCATTAATGCTTCAAAAGCAAATTCCTGCGGTACCAGCTGGCTGCAAAGCACCGCATGTTGGGCGACGCTGTAGAAATGTGAAAGATGTCCTGCAAAGCGACAGATATTTGAAAGAGAAACCGCGATATCGTTAATAACGATGTCGTCTTTATTTATCCTGTCATAATAAAAATGCTTCCCGGAAAAAGTTTTAATAAATGACATTTTGTTCTCCACGTTATATGCGCTGCACCGCGCTGAATTCTGGTAAAAGGAAGCCCTCACCATCCGGCGATTATTGAGTTAATTACGTTTCCATAAATGCCCCCGCAGGGGCATTAGCAGTAATGAAATCAGGCGGTGAAAGTACCAATAAAGGTTTCTACTTTGCTGTCTTTGAATTTCTCAACAAGCAGATCACGAAATTCGTTAGCCATTTCTTCCTGCACTGCTTCCAGCTGAATAATGCGCAGAACCAGTACAGGACGATCGCCAGTGATAATGCTGAGGCGTAATTTAAATGGACGTTCTTTCAGACCTTCAAACGGAACGCATTTAAATTCAAATGCCACTGGCATAATATCTTTGGTCTTCGCTTCGACAGACTCCATCAGGGAGCGTTTGCCGCTGAAGTCATTATCTTCAAAATCAGCGGTCTGGTTTGCTTCAATCGTGATTTTACGGACCGCCGCAGCCGCTTTTGTTGCCTGAATAGCGTCACCATTAGCATCAAAGCCCACAAGGTAGTCGGCCCAGTCTTCAATCCATTCTGCCAGTGACTTCTGGGAGTTACGCTCGCCATTAACAGACAACAGAGCAGAGAACGGTGCTGTCTTTTTCAGTTTGAGTGTGGCGGTGTTATCTGCGTGACCTGGTTCACCAATAGTACCCAGGTTAAGCACACTGACGGCTCGCATATTATCGGCATCGATAAAGCAGCGGGTGCCTTCATCTGCAAGATCTTTAGAATAACGGGTAAAGTCATCGATGCTGGCAGTGGAAAGTGCACCACGGAAACGGAAACGATTTAAATTAAATTTTTCCAGATCATGAATGCGGAAATTCTCAGGCAATGCCACAGCATCGGCACCAATCTTACTGATAATTTCATTAACACCCTGAGCAGAAATAAGGGCATGGATTTGATTAATTGCGGTTGCGTCTAAGTTCTGAGACATAATAAGTCCTCACTATATAAAGATATTCAGTGATGAGATAAATAATCAGTTTATTAAAAACGATATTAACAACCTGCTGCGCGGAGTTTTCCGTCAGGTTCACCGGCAAGAGTCAGTAATTGTCCCTGGTCTTCCTGCAGAATAGTCAGGCGACCACCACGATTGACATACATCGGCGTTTCGGTGGTGTCTTCTTCGGAAATTTTCCCGCGGTTAGTCGGGCGAACATATGAGAGTTTGTGTTTGATTTTCACTCGGTTCTCATCAAACGGTTCGATTTCCAGGTTGAGCGAGACCTTACCTTTGGTTTTCGTGTTCATCACTCCGGAAGCGACTTCACTGAGAACAGCGCCGATTTTGGTTTCAAATACGCCGCCGTCCAGCTCCCCGATAAATGCCTGCACATCAGTACTGCGTTCGCTAGCCATTTTGCTGCTCCTCATCATATCGACCCTGCAAGGTCGGTTGGTTTCTCCACAAAACAGAGAAGAACACCTGCGGTGGCAGCCGCCCGGATGGATTGGGTTATGAGCCCGTCGTCCGGTGATGCTCTTCTCTGTTTTGTAAAAAGAGCGGTACCAGCCGGAAGCAAGTGTACAAACTGGTACCGCCAAAGCAGTGGCTGTTGTGGTGGGGTTGTCACTCAGGCGTATGGTCAACCTGACAATCCGGTGTCCTCAACGGGGAAAGAGTAACCCCGCCATACTTACCGCCGCGCCATTTCGCGGATTACCACAACGCTGAGAGCACTTAGCCAGTTACGGCACCACACTTTGTCGCGGTTCCATAAATGCCCTCATCGTTGCACCCTGGTCTCTTCCCAGGCGTCAAACCGAATCGCCACGCTGGTTAGGCGTCTTATCAGCATCCTCATTGACTTACACATTCCGGCTACCTGGTTTGTTTGCCCGAGCAAGGAGTGGATTGTCCCCTTTAACGTCCCCAGACCGCTAACGACGCATGTGCCATACGCCGTGTTACAACCAAATTTTGTTTAATCTTGCCTGTAACATGTTTCTTTTAGATACATTATGTATCTCAAGGGTACATTGTCAAGTATAAAAAAACCTGCCGAAGCAGGTTATAAATATTGATTAGGCCTTTATTTTGTATCTTCTTGGTTTTCCTGAGAAAATTACTGTACCAATTATAGAGCAATTACCGTTGATCTTAATGTAAGGTTCAGGCCAGTTTGGATTTAATGCTTTGAGGTAACGCTGTGTTCCATCTTCTATCAACCGCTTAAAGGTGGTTTCGCCTGTATCGTGCATCAATGCAATAACGTCGTCACCGTGGCAGGCAGGGACTTCAGGATCTACAAAAATCATGTCTCCCGGGCGGTACTCATCAATCATTGAATCACCAATCACCCGCAAGATATAAGTCATTTCGCCACAGGGTACAGGGCAGGGGTAAGTTTCTGCTGTGCTCAAATCAACCTCAGAATAGCCAACTTCTTTCCATGCTCCGGCCTGTACCCATGATATGACAGGGACTAACGTTATTTGTTTGTTAGTGATTGAAACATCAGGTTTTTTTGTGATGTTCGTGGTCTGGTGTTCTTGATCAAGCCATCCGACAGGCAGGTCGAAACATTTTTCGATGTGCCGCGCCATGCTGTCACCGATATTTTTAGTAGCACCATCTCCCATAAACCTGCTGGTCTGGGTTGGCTCGCGATCAATCATGGTGGCAAAGGAAGAATTCCCGCCAACACCATCTCTCAGTTTTCTGGCGTTAGACCGCCGGATGTCATGGACTGTTTTCATAAAGAAATTAAAACCTTTGTACCGATAAGGTACAAGTATCTTGAAGGTTCATCTCAATCATGTAATATGTATACCGGAGGTACATATTGTATGAAAGCGTATTGGGACTCTTTAACCAAAGAACAGCAGGGCGAGTTGGCCGGAAAAGTTGGCTCAACACCAGGCTACTTACGGCTGGTTTTCAATGGTTATAAAAAAGCCAGTTTTGTGCTGGCTAAAAAACTTGAGCAATGCACGTCAGGTGCAATTACGAAATCTGACTTAAGACCGGATATCTATCCGAAAGATTAACAGAACACCTTCAATTTTTAACCACAGAACGATGAGGCTAACCGTGGGTAAGCATCACTGGAAAGTAGAAAAACAGCCTGAGTGGTACGTGAAAGCTGTCAGAAAAACTATCGCGGCGTTGCCGGGGGGTTACGCTGAAGCTGCTGAGTGGCTGGATGTAACAGAGAACGCTTTATTCAACCGCCTTCGTGCAGATGGCGATCAGATTTTCCCGCTGGGATGGGCAATGATTTTACAGCGCGCGGCTGGCACTCACTACATTGCGGATGCTGTCGCACAGTCTGCTGGTGGGGTGTTTGTATCGCTTCCTGAAATTGAGGAAGTAGAGAACGCCGATATAAACCAGCGCCTGCTGGAAGTCATCGAACAGATCGGGAGTTACTCAAAGCAGATTCGTTCGGCAATCGAAGATGGGGTAGTGGAGCCACACGAGCAGACAGCAATTAATGATGAGTTGTATCTGTCAATTTCGAAGCTCCAGGAGCATGCAGCGCTGGTCTACAAAATCTTTTGCGCTCCAGAAAAGAGTGACGCCCGCGAGTGTGCAGCTCCGGGCGTCGTGGCGTTTTGTGTCTGTGGAGAAACTAACGCATGAACAGTTTAACGGCAAATAACCGTTTGTCGCAACAGCTGGTGGTCAGCGTCGCTGAACACCTGTTGTTACGGCATGAATGCAGATTACCAAATCACCTGGCTGTAAGTAACCACAGAGAACTTTACCTGACTGTGGGGGGTGAGTTGTGCAGGAACTTAACCGCTGGTTTCGTGACGGAAGAGGACTTTATGTTCATGTTATTCGTTGGGAGCCAGAAACACAGCGCGTTATCTATCTTCGCAAAGACTACCCGCATGAGTGCTTTAGTCCTTTGTGGAAATTCAGGCGTGATTTTGTTGAGTGTGAAGGACCACCAGCACATTGATTCTGCCATTCCGGGACGTTACACTGTTCAGGCACCTTATAAAGCGGGTGCCGGGATTGGCGTCCTGGAATTGATCAAGGCGATATATGACGCGCCAGCGTCTTTTTTATCGTCCGCATTTGCTCACATCAAAGTTATGGTGGGCTGGGCGGGGGCATCGAAAGATGCGCCGGTTTCCTTGATCACCGGTTACGCCAACCCCGTTCAGTTCACCACCAGCGAAATTGGCGTTTCCGGTGGTGGAAGTATTTCACCGATCAAGGAGGCTGCCATCATGGCTACTGTCCCAGCCCTCACTCGTCTGAATGATGAAGACTTACATAAACTCAGTTATGTAACAACTGCACTACGTGCTCTGCGCAAGGTAACTCTTTCGGATCCGCAGGCACATCAGGTTCTGGTAGAAACCCTTCTTAACTTGCAAGCTGAACGTATTCGTCTGGCGGATAAGGCTAATTTTCATATTCACCGTCTCCTGAATATCAGCGGAGGGCATCGTCATGCTTAATCCGTTGCTCCTCAACATTTACCGTTTATTTCAGCGTAAAAAAATATCAACACCCACAGTTGGGCAGTGGTACACCACGCCAGCAGGGCATGTTCTACGTGTCAGCCTGGTTGACCGTGAATGTCAGAAGGTGATTTGTGAACCGCTGGGCCGTAATTACCGCGTCAGTATGCCGCTTATAGCCTTTCGCTCCGGAAAAAACATGAAGCATCTCGGAGGTGCAGCATGAGTATGGAGCTGATGGTTAAAGCGATGAAAATTCGAGTGGGTAATCCATTGCGAAAACTGGTTCTGATCAAGCTGGCTGATAATGCCAGCGATCAGGGCGAGTGCTGGCCCAGCTACCAGCATATTGCTGACCAGTGCGAGATTAGCAAACGTTCTGTGATGAATCATATTGCGGCCCTTTGTGATTCCGGGCTGGTAAAAAAAGTCACCCGGAAAGGTGAAAAAGGTAACTCAAGTAATATCTATCTCCTTCATCTTGATGGTGCAGGAGATTCACTAGGGGGTAGTGCAAATAATTCACTATCTGGTGCAGCAAATTCACCAGGTAGTGCAGGAGTTGCACCAGGGGGTGGTGCAGGAGATTCACCCAGAACCAGTCACTCTTTTGAACCAGTCAAAGAACCAGTCAATGAACCAATAGCTGTTGGTGCATCAGTTGATGAGTCCGTGCGAGTTCGTTCAAACCGACCGGAATACTCTCCGGAGTTTGAGCAGGCATGGCTGGTATATCCCAAACGTGCTGGTGGCAATTCAAAATCTGCAGCCTTCAAAGCCTGGAAAGCCCGTTTGAATGAGGGGGTAAACCCCGAAACCATGCTGGAAGGTGTGAAACGCTACGCGGGCTGGGTTTCTGCGATGGGTAACAGCGGCACACAATTTGTGAAACAGGCTGTCACGTTCTTTGGTCCGGATCGTCATTTCGAAGAATCCTGGGAAGTTCCTGCGGTATCTGCAGCCAGACGCGAGGACCCGTACTTCAAAGCCAGTTACGACAACGTGGACTACAGCCAGATCCCGGCAGGATTCAGGGGGTGATCATGAGTCTTTTGAATGAAGTTCAGAAATTCATTGAAGCCCATCCGGGGTGTACTTCCGGAGACATTGCGGATGCTTTTGCAGGTTACTCACGGCAGCGCGTTCTGCAGTCAGCAAGCAAGTTACGTCAGAGTGGGCGTGTGGCTCACCGTTGTGAAGGAGATACACGCAGACATTTCCCGCGCCTGACTGAGAGAGCGCAGGAACCGGAACCACAACCAGTTCGAGAAACCAGACCTGTGCGCAATTTCTATGTCGGCACTAACGATCCACGGGTGATTTTGTGCCTGACCCGCCAGGCTGAAGAACTGGAGTCCAGGGGGTTATACCGTCGTGCAGCAACCGTGTGGATGGCGGCATTCCGTGAAAGCCACTCCCAGCCAGAACGAAACAATTTTCTGGCGCGTCGTGAGCGGTGCTTACGGAAAAGCAGCAAGCGCGCTGCATCGGGTGAAGAGTGGTATCTGTCAGGGAATTACGTGGGGGCTTAATGAGTAATAAATATTGCCAGGCGCTGGTGGAACTGCGGAACAAACCAGCCCATGAACTGAAGGAAGTGGGCGATCAGTGGCGCACGCCGGATAACATTTTCTGGGGAATTAACACCCTGTTTGGTCCGTTTGTTCTGGATCTGTTCACTGACGGTGATAACGCCAAATGTGCTGCGTATTACACGGCGGAAGACAACGCGCTGGCGCATGACTGGTCAGAACGTCTTGCGGAGCTTAAAGGGGCTGCCTTTGGTAATCCCCCATACAGCCGCGCCAGTCAGCATGAGGGGCAATACATCACCGGCATGCGTTACATCATGAAACATGCCAGTGCCATGCGTGATAAGGGTGGGCGCTATGTTTTCCTGATCAAAGCTGCCACCAGCGAAGTGTGGTGGCCGGAAGATGCAGACCATATTGCTTTTATTCGCGGGCGTATTGGTTTTGAACTGCCTGCCTGGTTTATCCCGAAGGATGAGAAGCAGGTGCCGACAGGCGCTTTCTTCGCTGGTGCTATTGCTGTTTTCGACAAGACCTGGAAGGGACCGGCAATCAGCTACATCGGGCGCGATGAACTTGAGGCATGTGGTGAGGCGTTTCTGGCGCAGGTTCGCCAGCAGGCGGAAAAACTGGTCAGGGAGATGGCGGCATGACGACATTAACTCAATGCCAGCAGCAGGTGCTGGATATGCTGATTTCTTACCAGAAAGAACGTGGCTTCCCGCCAACCAATCAGGAGGTGGCAACCATGCTGGGATACCGTTCAGTGAATGCAGCGGTGGAGCATCTTCGCGCACTGGAGAGAAAAGGCGTCATCACGATAAAGCGTGGCGTGGCCCGGGGGATAACGCTTCATACCGCGGTGAAGGACGACGACAGCGAGGCGGTCGGGATTATCCGCTCACTGCTTGCCGGTGAGGAAAACGCCAGGCTGCGTGCAACCCACTGGTTACATGAGAGAGGCCTGAAAGTATGAAACTGATCCTACCTTTCCCGCCCAGCGTGAATACGTACTGGCGACACCCTAATAAAGGGGCGTTTGCTGGTAAAAGCCTGATAAGCGCGGCGGGGCGCAAATTCCAGAGCGCGGCGTGCGCAGCAATAGTTGAGCAGTTACGTCGTCTGCCAAAACCAACGTCGGCACCTGCTTCAGTGGAGATCGTGTTGTTTCCTCCGGATAACCGGATCCGCGATCTGGACAACTATAACAAGGCGCTGTTTGACGCCCTGACCCACGCGGGGGTGTGGGAAGACGACAGCCAGGTGAAAAGAATGCTGGTGGAGTGGGGACCGGTTATCCAGAAAGGGAAGGTCGAGATCACTATCAGTAAGTATGAGAAACCGGCGGGTGCAGCCGCCTGATCAAGAGGAGAAACGAAGTATGAATAATCTGATGGTCATTGATGGTATTGAAGTTCGTCGTGATGCTTATGGGCGTTACAGCCTGAACGATCTGCACAGGGCAGCCGGGGGAGAACAAAAAAACCGCCCGAAATACTGGCTCTCCAATAAGCAAACCTGTGAATTGATTGAACAACTTTTCACCGAGGGTGGAATTCCGCCTCTGGAACAAAATCAACCAGTTAGCGTCATTAATGGCGGAAATAACCAGGGGACGTATGTCTGCAAAGAACTGGTGTATGCCTATGCAATGTGGATCAGCCCGTCATTCCATCTGAAGGTGATCCGTACTTTCGACATGGTAACCAGCGCACCGGAAAAATTATCCGGACAGGCTGCTGACAAGATGCAGGCTGGCGTGATCCTGCTGGACTTTATGCGCCGGGAATTAAATCTGTCTAACTCATCAGTGCTTGGAGCCTGTCAGAAGCTTCAGGAGGCTGTTGGCTTACCGAATCTGGCACCGCGCTATGCCATTGATGCTCCTGCTGACGCGCCTGATGGCTCAAGTCGTCCTACGCTGTCGCTGAGTGCACTGCTGAAACAGTATGGTATCCGCCTTACGGCTAATCAGGCATATCACCAGATGGCGAAGCTGGGGATCGTTGAACAACGCGAACGATACAGCCGTACCGCGATTAACAACATCAAAAAATTCTGGTCGCTGACAGCGAAAGGTTGCATGTTCGGCAAGAACATCACCAGTCCCGCAAATCCGCGCGAGACGCAGCCGCATTTCTTCGAATCCCGATTCCCTGAGCTGTTAAAGCTGCTCGATACCGTTCATTGAGGTGACCGTGAGAGCACTACTGACCCCTGAAATTGCCCCGCGTATGGGGATCGTATTGTTCAGGCCAGGTTCAGAGCTGATGCCCCTGTTTATGCAGGGGCGTGTCCTGCTGGAGCCTGAGCCGGAACGTTATTCATCTTTCGCCAGTGGTGCCGTTCCGGCGGCATCACAACCGCTGGCGGATGATCCTGCCGTTCGGGCCGTGTTCCGCAATGAGGAAGTGATCCGTCGTGCTGGTGGCGTGGAATGTCTTGAAAGCTGGTTACTTCGTGAAAAAGGCTGCCAGTGGCCTCATTCCGACTGGCACAGCGAGAACATGACAACAATGCGACACGCGCCGGGCGCAATCCGTCTGTGCTGGCACTGCGATAACCAGCTGCGCGATCAGTTCACGGAACGGCTGGAATCAATGGCAACGGATAACTGTGCCCGCTGGGTGTTGTCTGTTGTGCGTCGGGATCTCGGTTTTGATGATAGTCACGTTGTGACAATGCCGGAACTGTGCTGGTGGCTGATTCGTAATGACCTGGCGGATGCCTTACCGGAAAGTGCAGCCCGTAAGGCACTGAGATTACCGAAGCCTGTTGTGCCGTCTGTCACCCGGGAAAGTGACCTTGTGCCTTCGGTTCCTGCCACCAGCATCATCCAGGATAAGGCGAAAAAGGTGCTGGCGCTGAAAGTGGATCCGGAGTCGCCGGAGTCTTTTATGTTACGCCCAAAACGTCGCCGCTGGGTTAATGAAAAGTACACACGCTGGGTTAAGACACAGCCGTGTGCATGTTGTGGAAAGCCTGCTGATGATCCCCACCACCTGATAGGCCACGGTCAGGGGGGAATGGGTACAAAAGCGCATGACCTCTTTGTGTTGCCTTTGTGCAGAAAGCATCACGACGAGCTGCATGCGGATACCGTGGCATTTGAAGAGAAGTATGGCTCCCAGCTGGAGCTGATATTTCGTTTTATCGATCGTGCGCTGGCAATTGGCGTGCTGGCCTGATTTTGTGGAGAACGTTGATGCGTGATATTCAAATGGTTCTTGAACGTTGGGGGGCATGGGTGGCAAATAATCACGAGGATGTCACCTGGTCGTCTATTGCTGCAGGATTTAAAGGACTAATCCCTTCAAAAGTAAAATCCCGCCCGCAATGTTGTGACGATGATGCGATGATCATTTGTGGGTGCATGGCTCGCCTGAAAAAGAACAACAGCGATTTGCACGATTTATTAGTGGATTATTATGTAGGTGGTATGACGTTTATGGCGCTTGCCCGTAAACATGGGCGTTCTGATTGCTGGGTTGGGCGTTTATTGCAAAAGGCTGAAGGTGTAGTTGATGGCATGTTAATGATGTTAGAAATTGAGCTAGAGATGGATCGTTAGAAGACCTCTTATTGAGGGGGTAATTGAATCAGTTTAATGTGTGGGGAGTCGATTTATTCTCCCCATTTTATTTAATTAATTTACTTAAGGTTTTAATTCATCAAGACGTTGTTGGATAGTGTTTTTGCTTGCGTTGTCTGTTATAGCCATTTGTTGTACTTGCCCCATTGCCATTTGAGTTTCCATCCACATATCGGCCCACACTTTTGTATCGTTATTAACTTGAGCGATAGTAAATCTGACTTTTGATACCGGGGTTGTTGAATAGGCATTGCCGATTAACATTTGTCCAAAAACAGCAGACCCGCCTTCCAGTTCTTTACCACATATAACACTGCTGTTATCAGCGTTGTAAATTATCAACCCTCTACTATTGCAGTAATTCACAAGGGCATCTTTGACTTTATCTTTTGTCGTATTTTGATAAACCCCCTCAGGTTTTCCTGATTGAGTTTTTTTTATCAATGGTACGGAAGAAGTACAACCTGAAATGATAGTTGCGCTAAGTAATAGTACAGTCATTTTATTCATGTTTCTTATCCATTGTTAAGGGCATACCTACACAATTATTTTTATTGGAGATGAATAATCAACCGTTTACAATCGTAAAAAATCAAATATGCTGTTAAGAGTGGTTACTTCGCCACACAACTTAAACCCGCCGCTGAGCGGTTTTTTTGTACCTGTAAACTTGGTGCAGTACAGTAAACACGCTGGTGGTCGTGAATACTGACCTTTTATCTTGCTGGCTTTTTAGACAAGAGTTATTGGTATGTCATGTTAACCAGAAGGGAAAAAGACATGCTAAAACAGCAAGATATGACAGAAACCGCCGCCGCAGTCCTTCATTTCTTACCTGCTGACAAGTGGGTAACGCCACGCATGATGACGAGAACTACCGGAGTAAGCGAAGCCCGGTGCCAGTTAATACTGACTCAGTTAGTTCTGGCGGGTCTGGCGAAGGATAACGGCGGATACGGGAATAAATTCAGACGCTGCCAGTAATGGCGGTTTCCTGCTGTGAAAATGGGCGGCTGGTGGGTGTTGGTAGCACCTGCCAGCCATTCGCTCATGCTTACTGGTCACAAGCGAACCACGGCCCACTGCTTTAGCGCAAAAGCAGAGTGAGCCTACCAGAGTTACGCTTACTGATCCATGAAAAATACTGTAAAAATAAACAGTGTTGATTTAATCAACGCTGATTGCCTGCATTTTATTCAGTCCCTGCCTGATGATTCCATTGACCTGATTGTTACCGATCCGCCGTACTTCAAGGTGAAACCCAACGGTTGGGACAATCAGTGGAAAGGGGACGAAGATTACCTTAAGTGGCTGGACCACTGTCTGGCCCAGTTCTGGCGGGTGTTAAAACCTGCCGGAAGCCTTTACCTGTTCTGTGGGCATCGCCTGGCATCTGATATTGAGATCATGATGCGTGAACGTTTCAACGTGCTTAACCATATCATCTGGGCGAAGCCGTCCGGACGTTGGAATGGGTGTAATAAAGAAAGTCTGCGCGCATATTTTCCTGCCACAGAGCGCGTTCTGTTTGCTGAACATTACCAGGGGCCATATCGCGGCAAAAGTGACGGCTATGCAGCAAAAGAAAGGGAACTCAAACAGCACATAATGGCACCGCTGATATCGTATTTCAGGGATGCTCGTGCCGAACTGGGTATAACGGCAAAACAAATTGCCGAAGCCACAGGTAAGAAAAATATGGTTTCCCACTGGTTTGGTGCCAGTCAGTGGCAGTTGCCGAATGAGGCTGACTATCGGAAGTTACAGGCACTGTTTTCCCGTATAGCGGCAGAGAAGTTTCAGGAACAACAACTGGAACAACCACACCACCAGCTGGTGGCATCTTATGATTCACTGAATCGCAAATATTCTGAATTGCTGGATGAGTTTAAATCTCTCCGGCGCTATTTCTCCGTATCAGTCTCCGTGCCTTATACCGATGTCTGGATGCATAAACCCGTTCAGTTCTACCCGGGGAAACATCCGTGTGAGAAACCGGCGGATATGCTCAGGCAAATAATCAATGCCAGTAGTCGACCAGGTGATCTGGTTGCTGATTTTTTTATGGGATCCGGTTCCACAATAAAAGCAGCAATGGCGCTGGGGCGTCGGGCCTTAGGTGTTGAGCTTGAGTCAGAGCGGTTTAACCAGACAGTGAAAGAGATAAACGAGCTGGTGGGGAAATAATCTGGTGGCCACGTCAGGTGGCCTTTTTATTTCCATTACACAGCACCCGCATCTGCGAGGTGGGGTTATGAAATCCATGGATAAGTTAACAACGGGTGTCGCCTATGGTACCTCAGCAGGTAGTGCCGGGTACTGGTTTTTACAGTTGCTCGATAAAGTCACGCCCTCACAGTGGGCGGCAATAGGTGTGCTGGGTAGTCTGGTATTTGGCTTGCTGACGTATCTGACAAACCTTTATTTCAAGATTAAAGAAGACAAGCGTAAGGCTGCACGGGGAGAGTAATTCAATGACTCAAAACTATGAACTGATTGTGAAAGGGATTCGCAATTTTGAGAATAAAGTTACGGTAACTGTAGCGTTACGGGACAAAAAACGCTTTGACGGTGAAATTTTTGACCTGGACATCTCGCTGGACCGTGTTGAAGGTGCCGCGCTGGAGTTTTATGAGGCAGCAGCCAGAAGGAGCATCAGACAGGTCTTCCTGGATGTTGCTGCCGGGTTATGTGAAGGGGACGAGCTGTTGCCAGAAACGCGCCCCTGTTCAGAGGCGCGGTATACCATAAAAATTAACAGTTCTGATAACTCGATTACGGGTTGTTAGCTTTTTGCAGTTGGCTTTCCAGTATCTTTCATTGGTAGCATCCTGATAAATATCCATGAGCGCAAAAATCAAATACGGCCTGTCAGCTGCTGTTCTGGCGCTGATTGCCGCAGGCGCGTCTGCTCCTCAGATACTTGACCAGTTTCTGGATGAAAAAGAGGGTAACCACACTACGGCATACCGCGATGGTTCCGGTATATGGACCATCTGTCGTGGTGCCACAATGGTGGATGGTAAGCCCGTCATACCGGGAATGAAGCTGTCGAAGGAAAAATGCGACCAGGTTAACGCTATTGAACGTGATAAGGCGCTGGCATGGGTGGAGCGCAATATTAAAGTACCACTGACCGAACCACAGAAAGCGGGTATAGCGTCATTTTGTCCCTATAACATTGGCCCCGGTAAGTGTTTCCCGTCGACGTTTTATAAGCGGCTGAATGCCGGTGATCGTAAGAGTGCATGCGAGGCGATTCGCTGGTGGATAAAAGATGGTGGGCGCGATTGCCGCATACGTTCAAATAACTGCTATGGACAGGTTATTCGTCGTGACCAGGAAAGCGCATTAGCCTGTTGGGGGATAGATCAGTGAGCAGAGTCGCCGCGATTATTTATGCTCTGGTTATCTGCATCATCGTCTGCCTGTCGTGGGCGGTCAATCATTACCGTGATAACGCCATCGCCTACAAAGAACAGCGTGATAAAAAAATCAGTGAGCTGAAGCAGGCGACCGCCACCATTACTGACATGCAGCAACGCCAGCGTGCTGCTGATGTACTCGATGCTAAATACACGAAGGAGTTGGCTGATGCGAAAGCTGAAAATGATGCTCTTCGGCGCAAGCTTGATAATGGTGGTCGGGTGCTCGTCAAAGGAAAATGCTCTGTGCCATCCTCAGCCGAAACCTCCAGCGCCTCCGGCATGGGCAATGATGCCACCGTCGAACTCTCTCCAGTTGCTGGACGAAACGTTCTCGGTATCCGGGACGGAATCATCAGAGACCAGACAGCACTGAGAACGCTTCAGGAATATATCAGGACGCAATGCCTTCGATGATAGCGATAATTTTACTCATCATCCTTCACATCTGGCTCTGTAGACAGGGTGGTGATCACTTCTGGAGTGAATCCAGATTAAACATCTCATTGCTGATGCTTGAAGTTGAGCATCTGGCGCGCGGTAAGGGGCTGCGTTGAAATAAGAGCCAGTCATTACAAATACCAGGATTTAGCCTCGTATTCGCGGGGCTTTTTATTGCCATTACAAAAGCCACTCCCTACAGAGTGGCTTTGATAATGGCTTATACCCTACACGGGATAACTTAACTGATATCCCTTTTAACGGATAAAGGTATTCAAGCCTGACACATCATGCGCTGTATCGTCGCCGTATTCCCGTATTAACAGAGACCGTAGCCCGACGGGGAACTCCTTCTGCGAGAGTGTGCGGGAATAATCAAAAACGATGCACACCGGGTTTTTACCGCGTTTATGGTTCGCGGGTTTGTCCCTCATGCTCGCCAGTCCTGTGCGGGGGTGGAAGAAACAGGATACTCACACAGATTCTTGTGGGCACGATGCTATTCCTTTCTGGATTATCCCGATGCCATTCATGCAAGGCGCTGTATCAGACGTTCGTCATGGCTGTCAGGCTGACGGGTCCTCCCGGTGGGGTGGCCTGCCACGGGGCGGGAGCGTCGCGGAAAAAGGCTAGTTTTTGCATTTTTATTGGCCACCATCATCTTTGCATCTTATTGATTATTAATGGTTATTTGTTTTTTGCATGTCGAATTGAGTGTTTTTTGTTCGACATCGAACGCGTTTTCTTAAAGTTGTTCGCACGATGCATGTTTAAAGCTCTCCGGAGGAAATATGGATCATGAGTTGAAAAACCTGGTGCTGAATATTAATCAACTGGCGGCTTTATCTGGTCTGCACCGCCAGACTGTCGTGGCAAGACTGAAAAACATTCGTCCCGCTGGTGGACATGACAAACTCAAGCTATACCGGTTGACCGATATTCTGACTGAATTTATGGGGTTACCACCGCCGGTTGCTGAGGGCAAAATGGATCCACATGAACGCAAAGCCTGGTATCAGTCTGAACGTGAGCGTCTTAAGTTCGAACAGGAAACGGCACAACTCATTCCGGCCAGTGATGTCAGACGGGAGTTTGCCATCTGGGCAAAAGCGGTCGTGCAGGTGCTGGAGACATTACCGGATATTCTGGAACGTGACTGCGGCCTGCAGCCTGCCGCTGTGAGCCGTGTTCAGTCCATTATTGATGATCTGCGCGATCAGATAGCCCTGCGGGTGACCGAAGCAGGTGCGGATGATGAGGAGGAATTACAGCAGGAGGAGTAATGCTGAATCAGGAAACCGCAAAGGCAGCACGAACCGATTCAGGTTATATCCTTCGCGCACCGAGACGAATGCGGGTTGCTGATGCCGTTGCTCAGTATATGCGGGTGCCCATGGGGGCAGGGAACTCAGTCCCGTGGGATCCGCTGGTGGCACCGTATGTTATTGAGCCGATGAACTGCCTGGCCTCGCGTGAATACGACGCAGTGATATTTGTTGGCCCGGCACGAACCGGCAAGACTATCGGCCTGATTGACGGCTGGGTGATTTACAACGTGATTTGCGACCCTGCGGATATGCTGATCATTCAGATGACGGAGGAAAAAGCCCGCGAACACTCCAAAAAACGACTCGCCAGAACGTTTCGCGTCAGCCCGGAAGTGGTCAGTCGCCTGAGTCCGAACAAAAATGACAACAACGTTTATGACAGAACATTCCTTGCTGGCAACTACCTGAAAATCGGCTGGCCGTCAGTCAATATCATGTCCTCATCAGATTATAAATGCGTCGCGCTGACGGATTATGACCGTTTTCCGGAAGATATTGATGGCGAGGGGGATGCTTTCTCTCTTGCCTCAAAACGTACCACAACATTTATGTCCAGTGGTATGACGCTGGTGGAGAGTTCCCCCGGCAGGGATGTGAAGGATGTGAAATGGCGACGGACTTCACCGCATGAGGCTCCACCAACCACTGGGATACTGTCGCTCTATAACCGTGGCGATCGCCGTCGCTGGTACTGGCCCTGTCCACACTGTGGTGAGTATTTTCAGCCCTGCGGCGATGTGGTTGCTGGTTTCCGTGATATTGCCGATCCCGTGCTGGCAAGTGAGGCGGCTTATATTCAGTGTCCTTCCTGTTCAGGACGGATTATGCCTGAACAAAAACGTGAGCTGAACGGACGTGGGGTCTGGCTGCGGGATGGTGAATCCATCAATGCGGATGGCAGTCGTTATGGTGATCCCCGACGCTCACGTATTGCGTCATTCTGGATGGAGGGTCCGGCAGCTGCTTACCAGACACTCTCGCAACTCGTTTACAAACTGCTTACTGCAGAACAGGAATACGAGACAACCGGAAGTGAAGAAACACTCAAGACGGTTATCAATACCGACTGGGGATTACCTTATCTTCCCCGCGCCAGCATGGAGCAACGAAAAAGTGAACTGCTTGAGCAGCGGGCAGAGCCAGTTCCTTCCCGCAGTGTGCCGGATGGCGTTAATTTCCTTGTGGCGACAGTGGATGTGCAGGCGGGACGTCATCGCCGTTTTGTGGTTCAGGTAACGGGCTATGGCAGCCGTGGCGAACGCTGGATTATTGATCGTTACAACATCACGCAGTCATTGCGCGGTGACAGCGACGGGGAGAGCCAGCGAATTGATCCGGCCAGTTATCCGGAAGACTGGGATGTCCTGCTGACGGATGTTTTTCATAAAAGCTGGCCGCTGGCCTCCGATCCTTCTCAACAAATGCGACTGATGGCAATGGCGGTGGACTCCGGCGGTGAAGACGGGGTCACTGATAATGCCTATAAATTCTGGCGTCGTTGCCGTCGTGATGGCCTTGGTAAACGTATTTACCTGTTTAAGGGCGACAGCATCCGGCGCGCAAAACTGATCACCCGTACATTCCCTGATAACACCGGACGAACGGGCCGACGGGCGCAGGCCGCAGGTGATGTACCGCTCTGGCTTCTTCAGACGGATGCCCTGAAAGACCGGGTGAATAACGCGTTATGGCGTGACTCGCCAGGTCCCGGCTATGTGCATTTCCCTGACTGGCTGGGGAGCTGGTTTTACGACGAACTGACGTATGAAGAGCGGAGCAGTGACGGGAAATGGAGTAAGCCGGGTCGCGGTGCCAACGAAGCTTTTGACCTGATGGTGTATGCCGAGGCTCTGGTCATTCTGCATGGATACGAAAAGATCCGCTGGCCGGATGCACCGGAGTGGGCGAGCCGGGAAACCTGGCTGGAGTGTGTCCCGGACAGTACCGAACCGTCACCCTCACCGGAACCGGTATCCACGCCTGTTAAAAAACAAAAACGGAAGAAAACAGTAACTGACGATGTTAACCCCTGGCTGACTTCCGGAGGATGGTTATGAACCAGAATGATATCGAAGCCATGATTCAGCGTTATACGGAAGCTGAAATGGCGGTGCTGGACGGAAAATCCGTCACCTTTAATGGTCAGCAGATGACCATGGAAAACTTATCTGAGATCCGGCAGGGACGGCAGGAGTGGGAGCGCCGCCTTGCGGCTCTGATTACACGACGACGGGGGCATCCCGGGTACCGGCTGGCGAGGTTCTGATGGCAATTCTTGATGATGTGATTGGCGTTTTTTCACCAGGATGGAAAGCGGCAAGGCTGCGTTCCCGTGCGGTGATCCAGGCTTATGAGGCCGTAAAAACGACGCGGACACACAAAGCCCGGCGGGAGAACCGAACTGCCGACCAGTTAAGCCAGTACGGGGCCGTGTCGTTACGTGAGCAGGCCCGTTACCTTGATAACAACCACGATCTGGTCATTGGTGTATTTGACAAGCTGGAAGAACGGGTGGTGGGGAAAAACGGGATTATTGTCGAGCCACATCCGGTATTACGCAATGGGGCCATTGCCCGTGATCTGGCAGCGGAGATACGCACCCGATGGAGTGAATGGTCTGTCAGTCCGGAAGTCACCGGGCAGTTTACCCGTCCGATGCTGGAACGTCTGATGCTGCGTACCTGGCTGCGCGATGGTGAGGTGTTTGCCCAGATGGTTTCCGGGCGCATAAACAGCCTGACGCCTTCTGCCGGTGTTCATTTCTGGCTGGAGGCGCTCGAGCCGGACTTTATTCCCATGACCAGTGATGAGAGCAACAGGCTGAATCAGGGCGTGTTTGTTGATGACTGGGGGCGTCCCGAAAAATATCTGGTGTATAAAAGCCGTCCCGTATCCGGGCGGCAGATGGAAACCAAAGAAGTGGATGCAGAGCGAATGCTGCATCTTAAATTTGTTCGCCGTCTGCACCAGATGCGCGGGACGTCTTTGTTGTCCGGTGTGCTGATCCGCCTCAGTGCCCTGAAAGAGTATGAAGATTCTGAGCTGACTGCAGCAAGGATCGCCGCTGCTCTGGGGATGTACATCCGGAAAGGCGACGGGCAGAGCTATGAACCGGATGGTAATGGCAGCAAGGAGAATGAACGCGAGCTTACCATTCAGCCAGGCATTATTTACGACGATCTGAAACCCGGCGAAGAAATCGGAATGGTGAAGTCGGATCGTCCCAATCCTAACCTTGAAACTTTTCGTAATGGTCAGTTGCGTGCCGTGGCGGCGGGCAGTCGTCTGAGTTTTTCCAGTACAGCGCGCAACTATAACGGCACTTACAGCGCCCAGCGTCAGGAGCTGGTTGAATCCACTGATGGCTACCTGATCCTGCAGGACTGGTTTATTGGTGCCGTCACCCGCCCGATGTATCGTGCCTGGCTGAAACAGGCTGTGGCATCCGGTGTTATCAGGCTACCCCGCGATCTTGACCGTTCTTCACTGTATACCGCGGTGTATTCCGGACCGGTGATGCCGTGGATTGACCCTGTTAAGGAGGCTGAGGCCTGGAAAATTCAGATTCGTGGTGGAGCGGCGACAGAATCAGACTGGGTACGTGCAGGTGGTCGTAATCCGGATGATGTCAAACGTCGGCGCAAGGCAGAAATTGATGAAAACCGCAAGCTGGATCTGGTATTTGATACCGATCCGGCCAGTGATAAAGGAGGCAGCAGTGCCGCAACGAAACGACAGGAGCCGCAGCACACCGACGACCAGTCCGAAGAATAATTCCTGGTTCAGGATGCAGGCTGGTCACCAGAGTGACGCGGATATTTATATTTATGACGAGATTGGTTTCTGGGGTGTTACAGCGAAGCAGTTTATCAGTGATCTGAATGCACTGGGCGATATCACCCACATTAATCTCCATATTAATTCACCGGGTGGCGATGTCTTTGAAGGCATCGCCATTTTTAATGCGCTGAAAACACATGGGGCGTCCATTACCGTTTATGTCGACGGTGTGGCGGCGTCAATGGCGTCGGTCATTGCGATGGTGGGAAACCCGGTCATTATGCCGGAAAACACCTTCATGATGATTCATAAACCATTTGGCTTTACGGGCGGTGATGCGGAGGACATGCGCACCTATGCCGACCTGCTCGATAAGGTTGAGGCGGTTCTGTTACCCGCTTATGCACAGAAAACCGGGAAAACCACCGATGAAATTGCTGCCATGCTGGCGGATGAGACCTGGATGTCCGGTGCCGAATGTCTGGCACATGGATTTGCTGATCAGGTAACGCCAGCCGTTAAGGCAATGGCATGTATTCAGTCAAAACGTACAGAGGAATTTAAAAAGATGCCGGAATCCATTCGAAACATGATTACTCCGCCACGCAACAGTGCTCCACGCGTACAGGATAATGAACCTGTAGCCTCCCGGACGCCAGTGCAGGCAGCAGCACCTGTGGTGGATGAAAACAGTATCCGTGCGCAGGTACTGGCAGAGCAAAAAGCGCGTGTAAACGGTATTAATGATTTGTTTGCCATGTTTGGCGGGCGTTATCAGACGCTGCAGGCTCAGTGTCTTGCCGATCCTGAATGTTCGCTGGAGCAAGCCCGCGAAAAGCTGTTGAACGAGATGGGGCGCGAGTCCACGCCATCCAATAAAAATACACCGGCTCATATTTATGCTGGTAACGGTAATTTTGTGGGGGACGGGATCCGCCAGGCGCTGATGGCGCGTGCCGGATTTGAAAAAACCGAACGTGATAATGTCTACAACGGGATGACCCTGCGTGAATATGCTCGTATGTCACTGACTGAACGGGGGATTGGGGTTTCCAGTTATAACCCGATGCAGATGGTCGGTGCGGCGTTCACACACAGTACGTCTGACTTCGGTAATATTCTGCTGGATGTTGCGAACAAAGCCATTCTGCAGGGCTGGGAAGATGCTCCTGAAACCTATGAACAATGGACGCGGAAAGGTCAGTTGTCTGATTTTAAAATTGCCCATCGTGTGGGTATGGGGGGCTTCAGTGCTCTGCGTCAGGTGCGTGAAGGGGCGGAATATAAATACGTCACCACCGGAGATAAACAGGCCACTATTGCACTGGCGACCTATGGCGAGCTGTTCAGTATCACCCGTCAGGCCATTATCAATGATGATCTGAATATGCTGACCGATGTCCCGATGAAACTGGGCCGTGCGGCGAAATCCACTATTGCCGATCTGGTTTATGCCATTCTGACGTCTAACCCGAAAATCTCCACAGATAATGTAAGTCTGTTCGATAAAGCGAAACATGCAAACGTACTGGAGAGCGCTGCAATGGACGTGGCATCGCTGGATAAAGCCCGCCAGTTGATGCGTGTTCAGAAAGAGGGGGAGCGTCATCTGAATATTCGTCCTGCGTTCGTACTGGTACCGACGGCGATGGAGTCTGTTGCTAACCAGGTCATTCGCTCCTCAAGTGTCAAGGGGGCTGACATTAACGCCGGTATTATTAACCCGGTGAAAGATTTTGCGACCGTTATTGCAGAGCCTCGTCTTGATGATAACAGCCAGACCACTTTCTACCTGGCTGCGTCCAAAGGCTCCGATACGATTGAAGTGGCTTATCTCAACGGTGTGGATACGCCATATATTGATCAGATGGAGGGCTTCAGTGTGGATGGCGTGACAACGAAAGTGCGTATTGACGCCGGTGTCGCGCCAGTTGATCACCGCGGTCTGGTGAAATGTACGGCGTAAACGTCGCAGACAACAACTCTGATGGCCCGTAAGGGCTTTTTTTGTACCTGAAATCAGCCCCTGAACGGGGCTGTGCGGAGACAGTTATGGCAAAGAATTTTGTAGAAGAAGGAAAAACGGTGGCGATTGTTGCCAGTGCAGCCATCAGCAGCGGAGATCTGGTGCAGGTGGGCGATGTTTTTGCGGTGGCGCTGACCGATATTCCACAGGGTGAAACAGGCGACGGCATGACCGAAGGTGTGTTTATGCTGCCTAAGCTGAAAACGGATGACATGAAAACGGGTAAGAAGGTTTATCTGAAGTCCGGAAAAGTTCAGCTGACTAACAGCGGCTCTGATCCGCTGGTCGGGGTTGTCTGGGCAGATGCCGGAACCAGTGCAGAAGAAGTGCCGGTAAAACTCAATGTCTGATCCCTTTTCCCGGTTGGCAGCGCGTATGGATGCTATCACGGTCAGAAAGATGGGAAAGACAGCCTCGATTAATGATGTCGATATGACTGTGATCCCGGGAGAAACACTGGCAGAGCTGAATGCTCTGTCCGGACCTGCGGTCTCTCTGGTGGTGTTTTCTTCGGGATACCGCCCACGGCGCGGGGATCGCGTTGTTTATGACGGACAACAATGGACGGTCACACGGCATGAACGCTTTAACGGTAAGCCAATGATCTTTATTGAGTAAAGAGGTGTGGGATGAAGGGGCTTGAGAATGCCATCCGCAATCTGAACAGCCTTGATACCCGTATGGTGCCACAGGCCAGCGCATGGGCGATAAACCGTGTGGCACAGAAAGCGGTCTCGGTTGCCACCCGGCAGGTTGCCGGGAATACCGTTGCGGGAGATAACCAGGTGAAAGGGATCCCCCTGAAACTGGTACGTCAGCGTGTCCGGGTGTTTAAAGCCAGTCCGTCAGGAAAAATGACGGCCAGGATCCGCGTTAACCGGGGCAATCTGCCCGCCATCAAACTGAACACAACACGGCGGCGTGCTGGTGAAGGACTGAGAGTGGGAAAATACTTTTTCCGGGGGGCATTTGTTCAGCAACTGGCGAATGGCCGCTGGCATGTTCTGAGGCGTCTTCCTGAAGCGCGTTTTGCAACAGGGCATGACCATCAGGGCAGGCCAAGAAAAAATCGTCTTCCTGTGGAGGTAGTGAAAATCCCGCTGTCCGGACCGCTGACACAGGCATTTGAAGATGCCCGCGACCGCATCATTGCTGCGGAAATGCCGAAACAGCTGGGGTATGCACTGAAACAACAACTGAGGTTATGGCTGACCCGATGAACCGACATACACAAATCCGCCAGGTCGTACTGGCACGCCTTCGGGAACAGTGTGGAGACAGCGCCACGTTTTTTGACGGGCTTCCGGCATTTGTTGATGCGCAGGAACTGCCTGCCGTGGCGGTGTGGCTGAGTGATGCTCAGTACACCGGAAAAATGACGGATGAAGATGACTGGCAGGCTGTTCTGCATATTGCCGTCTTCATCCGGGCACAGGCACCGGATTCAGAGCTGGATATGTGGATGGAGAGCACCATTTTCCCGGCCCTGAATGATGTACCGGCACTTTCCGGACTCATCGACACCCTGATCCCACTCGGTTTTAACTATCAACGTGATAATGAGATGGCCACCTGGGCGATGGCGGAAATCACGTACCAGATCACGTACACGAATTAAGGAGGTGGCAATGACCACACCAAATCCACTGGCAAAGACGAAAGGTGCGGGGACGACGTTCTGGATGTATACCGGCAACGGCGATGCGTTTGCGAACCCTTTGTCGGACACTGACTGGCTGCGTCTTGCGATGGTGAAGGATCTGCAACCTGGCGAAATGACCGCTGATGCAGAAGATGATACTTATCTCGATGATGAAGATGCAGACTGGAAAACGACAACCCAGGGGCAGAAATCAGTCGGTGATACTTCGGCGACGCTGGCCTGGCGTCCGGGTGACAGCGGGCAGAAAAAACTGGTTCAGTTGTTCGACTCCGGTGAAGTCTGCGCGTTTCGTATCAAATATCCCAACGGTACTGTTGATGTTTTCCGTGGCTGGCTGAGTTCACTGGGTAAAACCATTGCCTCAAAAGACGTGATGACCCGCACTGTGAAAATCAGCGGTGTGGGGCGTCCGTATCTGGCAGAGGAAGGCACTGAAACAGTGAGCGTTACCGGGCTGACGGTGGCACCGGCATCTGCCAGTGTAAAAGTGGGAGCAACCACCACGCTGACCTTTACAGTAAAACCTGACGGAGCCAGTGACAAAGCGATCAGTGTGCATTCGTCAGATCCACAGACTGCCACGGTGACCCTGAACGGGCTTGTAGCCACGGTGAAAGGCGTGAAGCAGGGCAGTGTCAGCATTGTGGGCATGACCGCTGACGGGAATTTTGTGGCTGTGGCTGCGGTGACTGTCAGCGCCGCAGGTTAACAGGACGATACTCATCATTTGCCCCGGTTATCCGGGGCTTTTTTGCAGGTGGAGAACATGATGTTTCTGAAACAGGGCACGTTTAATTATGAAAAACAGTCCGTGGTGCTCAGTGAGCTGTCCGGGCTGCAGAGAATTGAATATCTGGCGTTTGTTCAGCAGCGAACGGCAAAGTTTGATGCCGGTGAGGGAGAACTGCCGGAGGCTGAACGACAGATTGCTTTTCTGCGGATGGGGATGGATATCAATGCCTGGCTGGTTTCCCGCTCACTGTGGAATGCGGATCAGTCTAAGGATGTAGAGACGCTTTGCGCATCCGTTATTACAACATGGTCGTATGATGCCCTGGGTGCGGGGGCGGAGATGGTTCTGTCGCTGAGCGGTATGGGGGCCATTGATAATGCCGGGGATGATGAGCATGAGGCGCTGACGCCGGAAAAGTCCTGACGCGGGAAATGCAGTTTGTCATGCGGCTTGCCCGGGAGTTCCGGCGGGCAGACTGGCGGCGGATGCTGTCGGAAATGTCGGCCACTGAGCTTGGTGAGTGGGGCGATTATTTCCGGATGCAGAGCTTCAGTGATGTGTGGATGGATGCGCAGTTTGCCTCGCTGAAGGCATTGATCGTGAGAATGGTGTCCGGCAGCAGTGATGCTGCGGTGGCTGATTTCAGCCTTTTACCGGAAGAGAACGGGATACCGGAGCGAACGGACGAAGAACTGATGCATCTTGGGGAAGGTATTTCCGGAGGTGTGCGTTATGGACCAGATAGCCAACCTGGTCATTGATTTGGGGATTGATGCGGCAGAGTTTAAAAATGAAATCCCCCGTATCAAAAACCTTCTGAATGGTGCAGCCAGCGATGCAGAACGGTCTTCTGCCCGTATGCAGCGTTTTATGGAGCGTCAGACTCAGGCCGCCCGGCAGACAACGCAGGCAGCTTCCTCGGCTGCGACCGCCGCAGCCGGCCCTGCCCCGACGGCCTGCTGACCA